TATCAGGTGCGCTAAAATGCGAGATTGAATACAAGTGTAGCCCGAGGCACTATAAATATCGGGCAGTCGGGAGCCATGCGGTGTATCTAAGGCCCGACACAACCCCTCCGAAAGCGAACCGCGAATCGGGATAGCGAGGGAACAATAAAACCGGGCGCGTCGTGATTCCGCGCCCTGAAAGGGAAGAATCACAAACCCCGTGGAGAGGGGGCGTCACATTAAAGTAAAGACCCCCACATTTTCATTATGGCAAAATATTACATTACCAGAACAGACCTCTCAATCGTTGACGGCAAACTTATCGGCACCGAGACTGTTTTGACAAAGCCGAGCGACGAGAAGGCAGCGCATGAAGGCGCGCGACGTTTCCGCGCTCTGGGCACCGAGAACGTGCATGTATGCAAACATGTTGCCAAGCGTTATAAAAAGTTGATGCGAGAACAAAACAAACGCAGAAAAGAAAACCCCTTGACCGTCGCTGACCTTGCACAGATGACGGAGCAAGCAGACCAAGAGTTAACCCCAAGATCCCAGGAGGGATAAATATGTCAAGTCGTTTTTATGGATTCGTTAGGACTCCACGACGCACACCCCGACTCACAGGAGCCCGATAGCATGGACTTCTTTCTATTCGTTGCCGCTGGCGTGAGCGTGATCGCGGTCTGCATGTGCATCAGCGCAGCAGCCCAAGAACTGCGCGGCATCCGTGGCGTGTTGGAGACTCACGCAAACCTTGAACCGGTAAAGGTACGAACGTATCAACGGACGCACCCTGACGGGAATGTTTAGACTCGGAGAGCTAATAAAGAGAAAAGCAATATCCGACAAGGCGCGGGCATTGTGTATCATTATTGGCGAGGACTCTGATAACTATACATTATATAATCTTTCACGTAAAAGTATACAGACCGTAGCGAGGTGTGTAGTGGAAGGTTTATACTCCAAACATCCAGAGTGTGATTAGGTGGTATATGACCTAACAGTTATGTGATTGTTTTTGCTTGTGGCTGATGGTGTAGTGTTTGTGTGTGTGTTTATGTGCTTACGTATTTAATATATACACGGACACACGCTGTCAACCCGTCAAGTCAGAATGTGTCCGCTTCCAACCTTTTGACATTTACTTGACAACTTTTCGCTTGCCTTGCATGCTTGCCGTGCTTACATTTTATATAGCGACGGAGATCGACTATGACCTACACAACTGAAATGCGAATCTATGACACCATCGGAGCCATCGGCTGGTGCGCCATCATCTACCTGTGGATGTGGGTCTGATCCCGCACACACTATATGCAGCACACTACCCGTAGTGTGTCGCCCCTTCAATCATTAGCCAAAACATGGGGTCGAACCCCGAGGACACACTATATATGGATTCCCGTACTATTTACGCCATCGACCACGCGAGACTCGACAAGAACGAGATTGACATTTTACATTACATTGACAGTACCGGCGAGGCCGATCATCGGCGCTGGTCCGTCACCGAGTTGGCAGAGAAATGCAATCTGTTTACGTCTGACGCGACTGCTGCCATTGACATGCTCATCCTGCACGGACTGGTCGAGAACGACGGTACCGATGACTTGATGGGTCGGATGGTGCAAGTACCTGATATTGCTCAGGAATGGATTGCTGAGAACATCGAGGGCATCAGCGCACTGCACCTGATGAATGATACTGATCTGTTTGATGACACAGAGATTGCCGAAGCGTGAACAGAATGTGCGCGAGACTACTAAATAAAAAGAACATACACACAGTTAGATATGTAGGTAGTAGAGCGACTAAGACTGTCATGGTTGTGTTAACATATGCGCCTGTCATCTTAACAATATATTTACATGTATTGTCACGCGCTGTTGTTGACAGAGATATGACGTGAACAGTTAACGGTAGTGGTGCCTCCCTCCCCCCTACCCGGAATGTATGTCACTGTAACTGTGTAGGTGTGATCTGGGGGTCTAAGTATGTTAACGATACGGCTACAATTTTTCGAGAATTAACAAACTATCTATTAATATGGAAAAATACAAATTCACATGTTGGCACTGTAGAACAGGCATGGTAATGAGATTGCCAGCGTTTTGTCCGGAATGCGAAAAACTACTAATTCGAGAAGTACGGAAGACAAAAAAGAAGAAAGACCGCAGAAACTAGGCCAAACCCCACATAATTACAATGTGGGGTTTATTGACCGAGTGAAGGCCTTCTTCGAAATACCGCCAAAACATAATCTCAAAGTTGGGGATTTGGTGACATGCACGTGCCATGGCGGTGTTGCGATTGTGATCGAACTGTTTGATGATCCCAAAAAAGTAGAATATCCAAAAATGAACATGGCAAAAATATGGTGGATTAATAGAGCATACAGCACACAAGCAAGGTCATGGATGCACACAATTGGCAGATTAAACAAGTACGGAGAACAGTGGGCGAAGTAATTATAATAGAATGCCATTCGATAAGCTATATGTTAAAATCAAGTGTACGATGTGTGATGGCACTAAATTATTTAAACATAGCGGCTATCATAACCCAAATATGCCGTATAAGTGGAAGAGCTGCCCGTACTGTGATCATGATGGACTGCAATTGATCGAGGCCCACGAGAACTCGGTATTAGAGTATTTACTACAGTTGGATGATATTGTTTGGGAGCGCTTCCTCCGCGCGCGGCATAAACGTGATTAGTGTGCTATTTATATGTGAAAGGAATTTGATATGAGTCAAAGTATGTTATTGATATCTCCTCCCGGTTATGATTCTTTAAATGAAGATTTCTCTCGGGCCGATAAAGCTGAAATCAAGAAGATAATTTCCAAGGAGTTGGATAAGTCTCTTAAATCTGAACTTAAAAAAGTCATAGAAGACGAGCTTACTAAGGCCCTCCGCTCTAAAGCTTCGAAGGAGGAAATCGGTGATATCACCAAAGAAGTCCTTAAGAAGCTTTATCGAGATCTCTCATATCACCACCCGTACGTTATAGATCGCATTAAGATATGATTGCGCTAGTTACTATGTGACAGCCCAAAACATTGTTTTTTTTGCTGGTGACATCTTGTATGACGAGAATTTGCAAGATATAGGGGTTCTTTTAGAGTGTCACGATAGTTTGAGAGACATCGAGCATGTGTCTGGTGAGGGTGTGCCAATTTGGCGTACGTGGTGGATTCGTGCTGGTGCGGAGAATTATAGTGAGGAAGGTTTGCAAAATTTAGTTGATTTGGGTGTGTTTGCGTGCTATAGTATTGTCGAGGAATCGATTTTTTATAATATCGATTTAAAAGGATAGAGAAAATTTTGGGAAATAAAAATTCGAAAAATTTGGCGCTTAAAAATTATAAAATCGAGACGCGCGCTTGGTGTGTTGGAGATTTGGTTAAGGTAATCGAATATGATATTACTGATATCGCCACCTGCTCTTACGGCATTGTGACATCTCAGGAACACGACGAAGGCTATGAAACAAGTGACGGTCAATTAAACATGTTTCCTTGCTTTGGGGTCTATATGTTTGATGGGCGCTGCATCAAGGCGCCGGTATATAATTTAGAAATTATCTCTGGCGTGCGATAGTTATTATGTGAAGAAGATATTTGCAAATCTCAATAAAATGTTTTTTGCCACCGCCGTCGCAGCCTTCTTTGTAAATATTATATTGCTTATTTTCGCGAATATTGCATTGACCGGAGAGGGCGCGTTTGAACTCGCTGTGTTGTCACTTGTTAATATGATGTTGTTAAGTTTTGTCTTATTAAGGGAGCCAAACCAATAAACGGAATAGTTATTATAGGATGTTCTATAAAATACGCCATTTTTTAATCGCATTTTCCATATTTACAGGATGTTATACCGATTATGGCATCGTGAAGCCCGGCGAAAAAGAATACGTCTATATAACTGAAACTGAGACTGTAACCGAAACAGTAGAAGTAGAGGTAGAAGTTGAAGTCCCCGTAGAAGTCGAGGTCGAGGTCGAAGTAGAGGTTCCTGTATACATTGAAACAGAAGTCGAGGTCGAAGGAGATCCAGGCGAGGTCTGGGTCGATTCTTTTATACAACCAAGCAGCTTTGACGGGGTTGATATTATTTGGGTCATCGACACCTCTGGTTCGATGTATCGTTATGATCCTCAATTAATGGCCGGCATCGACACTATGCTCTCTGCGCTTCCGGTTAGCAATTGGCGCCTCGTCATGATATCGAGCGATCCTGCCCGGGCCGTGTTGGAATCTCAGTTTCCATTGGTGCCGGGTGATGATATAGACGATGCCACCGATATGTATAGCCTGATGGGTCGAGGCGGTATGGAGGAAGGTTTTGATGCAGTTCACGACTATATCATTTCCAATCCTTATGCAGCTACATGGATGAGATCCGACGCGGCACTATTGGTGGTCTTTGTTTCAGACGAAGAAGAACAAAGTCGCACATTCACTGCCGTCACCGATTTTACTGGCTGGTATAGCTCTCTTCGAATGGGATCAGTTTTTCTGTCTAGTATTGTTACTCATGACGCTGCCGAATCTGTGTGCACATGGACCGTAATGGCAAGAGACGTGGGTACTCGCTACATGGACGCTACTGCATCTTATGGTGGAGTCGTTGTCGACATCTGCGAGGAGGATTGGTCTGCGGGAGTCACTGATGCTGCTGTGTCGGTCGCCCCACATGAATCTATTGCATTGACGCATGAACCAACCGTGGATTCTATTAGAGTATTCATCGATGGTACTTTGAATGGTGATTGGTCGCACTCTGCGCCTGACAATACTATTTATTTTAGTGTTATTCCGCCAGGAGGATCATTGGTGGAAGTGGGTTATCTTTATATTTCCACTAGTGACACGGGAGAGACAGATAGCGGTGCTTAAATTTATAACAATGTTGTTTGTTTTGTTGGCACTCCCGGCCAACGCAACTGATTATACTCTACGACCACCAATGGAGCAAATTAGCGTTAAATCATCAGTTATTGAAAAACAAATTCGGAACGCGGCTGTTCGTGTTTCGGTGCCCTTCACCGGTGGTCATGGATCGGGCTCCTATATAAAATATAAAGATGTTCATTTAGTTATAACTGCTCAACATGTTGTTAGTGGAGAATTAGGTGCCACTTATCTTGTATCTTATAAAGAAGAATCTCACATTGGTACATTAATTTATTCCGATCCAGAAAACGATATAGGCATTTTGCATATCGGAAATCCTTTTAGACAGACTGAGCCAATGAAATTCAACCCTCTTGATGAAACTGCTACGGTAGGCACAGAAATATATTATTCTGGTTATCCCTCGAATCACAAGTTGATGTCATTCACAGGAAGGGTGGCCGGCCATGAACCAAATGGTACACCATTGCCAGGAAAACATATCATTTTGCAAACTTATGGTTGGTTTGGGTGCTCAGGTTCTGTAGTTTATAATTCAAAAGGTCAGCAAATTGGTGTATTATATGGGGTAGATGTTGAATATTACCCCGACATCCAGGTTCAAGAAAACATGATTTGGGTCGTCCCGATGAGTGAAATAAAAATTAACAAAGCTTTAGGAGCATTTTGTCGCGGATATCAGGGTAAAACTTTAAAAGCTTGCAAATGAAAGACGTATGGAAGAACTTCCTCACAGAAGGTGAATTAAAAACAGTAGGCGTTGTTGTCTGTTTGAACGATAAACAACAATTTTTGATTATTAGGCGCTCGAATCTTGACGAAAGAGTAGGCCAGTGGACGCTTCCCGGCGGCCATATCGACGAGAAAGACTGTACAATTGAGGCCGGCGCGGCCCGTGAACTTAAAGAAGAAGCAAATTTAAGTTGTGAAGTGTGTGATCTCGTATATCTAGGCCAACCAAAGCCAGAAAAATTTTATTTTTTGGCTCAGAAGTGGACTGGCGACGTAAATGTTGATCGCCCAAACCCAGAAACAGGTGAAATTGAACATGATGATTGGAAATGGGCTACAATTAATGACATAAAAGACATAGAGGATACCGAAATTCCGATCTATTTACTGGAGAAAGCTCTAGAGATGGTCAAAAATGCTAAATGATGAACAAATTCTCCTAAAAACAACTAATTTACTCGAAAATCTCGATATTTTGGAGAAAAAACCCGAAAAATTGCTTCGAGAAATCACCGAAGACGAATTAGAGGTCATTACTGACGTCTTAGACGACTTAAAAGGCGAAAATCTTGCTTTTAATGACCTTTTCGACGGAAAAATGCGCAAAGTCATCAATTTTCCGACTCTCGAAGTCGGTTCTGACCTTGGGAAGTTTGTAGAAGCCTTCAAAATACAGGAATATGACGTAGATTGGGACAAAGGCATCGTTTCGGGAGAGAAAGAGCTTCAAACAGCGGACCAAACGGCCGTTTTAGCGGCAATGTTGGGGCCAGGCCCCGATATCGAGCCGAAAAAACGCAAAATTCAGATGAAAATAGGCAAATTCCTTGCAAAAATCGCCGATTTAGCGTCAAAAAGGGATGTAATTGCTCAAAAAGTCATTGATCACGTCAAAAAGACTGACCGATACGCTAATCCTATTAGGGGCGCGCGCCAACTTACCGGTACTCAGATAGAAGCGGCTCTAAATGACGAAGAAAAGAAGCGATATAGGCAATTAAACGACCATCTTGACATGTATATACCAAATCCCGGGTATATTTCCGGTAATACAGCCGATTGGGCGACTAAAATGTCCAAATATTGGCAAGAAAACGCCGGATATATCAAAAAAGAGATCAAAAACCTCAAAAATGACAAATATTCGATGATTATTACCCGTTATCCCATCGATGTGATGAGAATGGCCGACTTTGAGAACATTACATCGTGTCATTCGCCGCCAAGTCGCGGCCAGACGGACACTTCCTACTATAAATGTGCTGTTGCAGAGGCAATGGGCCATGGAGCAGTCGCATATGTCGTAGAAACCGAAGATCTGCTCCATATGACGAATACAAGCAACATTGAGAGCGCAGAACAAGAAATTCAAGA